CTGGACCCCTTGCAACTTGAGATGATTAATCGATTTAAAGATCGTGTCGATACATCATATAAAGTGAAGGAGTCCCTCAAAAAGGACTTACGTCGGGCCGTTGACCGCGTCCTCCCGGCTGACCTCTGCCGATCCGACCCTGCCTCACCCAAGCTTTTCCGTAAGCTGTCTGAAAAGTCAGCAAGCCTGGGGCGGGAGATTGGTCGCGTATTTGAGGCCTACAATCGGAAGCCTACGCTCCTCGCTCATTTCCTTGATCCACTCCTTGAAAAGAGAGGACGGATCATCGATAGAGCCTTCGTCGAGTTCTGCCGGTGTATCGGTGTCGATGGTGTGACGCACTTTGACAAATCCGAGACTGACAGAGCTCTCGAGGGGGCGATCGGCTCGATTTCGGCACCCTTTGGCTCTGGAGTCTTCAACTACCAGGGCGCGAGCATTGACATGTCGACTGACGAGGGGGCATCAAGAGCCTTCTCCGTCTACATGGCTCGTAAGGGCTTCAATAACGCAGACCCGAGAGATTCGGCTAAGGAGACTCTCGCGTTCATCGGCCGCGTCACGGTCGCCGAACCCACTCCAGACCCCGCAACCCGTCGCCGCCTTCTTCTCTTAACCGCGAAGTTCGCCCGCGCGTTTTTCCGCAAGCCTAAGGTGTTCAAACCTAAGGCCGCAAATTCCGGAAAAGCGTGCATGGAGTTCACTCGCGAAGAGGGCGGCAAACGGGAGGCCTTGTACGGTTCTGGACCCGACCCCCGGCTCCGACTCCTCGCCTCGCCTGTGACTATCCTATCAGCGGGTAAACTTCGCACGATCTGCAAGTTCTCCTGCTCCAAGGAGCGATTCTCTTTCCTCAACAGCTTTATGTTTGAGAGGATGAGAGGTTTCGCGTGGATGGTCGCGGGCCGGACGGTCGAGGAGTGGCTGGATGGTAAGGTCTTCGACGAGTACCTCGCCTGCGGAGATGGGAAAGCTTGCACGGACTATTTCTCGGGCCAATTTGCCGAGGTTATAGTCAGCTTTCTCGCGGATGAGTTCTTCCCTGGCGATCTTGACGCCAAAGAGGAGATGCTCGCGGGGATCACGCGCGCCTGGATCGTCCTCCCTGACGGTTCCCTCATGTTCCAACGTCGCGGTCAGTTCATGGCCTCTGACTTCTCCTTCCCTATCCTCAATTGGGTGAGCTTTTTGGCTCACTTGGAGGCGGAGGGTCTA